TTTAAATAATATATATATATATATTTAGATATTATTATTAGATATATATATATATTATTTAAACGTATAATCATCATTAAAATTTATATTATGGAAAAATGCGATAGTATTGTTCAGTCGGTTATTGGCCAATTCATCGAACGTTCAAAAATGGGTAAAGATAAATATGGGACCGATTTAGATCGCACAGATTTAAATGTAATTGCCTGGATTCAACACGCACAAGAAGAGCATATGGATGCCATCTTATATCTTGAAAAATTAAAAGAATATCATACCCATAAAACCCCACAGGAACCAGAACCATAAGCCAATATATACATTCATATTAAACATTACTGATATACACGGACCGTTGTCGCGTCTAATAATGGTGATAAAATAAAAGTATAAATATACTTAAGCGTTTGGCACCTATTATTATTACTATATATCCATATATATATATATATATATTATATCCATCATGGAAGTAGGTAATCAATCCATTACCTATAATAATAAAACTGTATCACTTCTTAACTACCATAAAATTAAACATCATACTATCATTACACCCTATGAACAACGGTTGGTTGATCAATCTAAAGTTGATAATATTATTGAATATCAAGAAAGCCATCATAAAACACATGGGTATTTTAATTTTTTAGGTGTTATTAATATGCATCATTGCCTCAATGATAATAATTATTATATTATTGATGGACAACATCGGTTCAATGCTATTCAGGCATTAGGTGCTCGCAATTATGATATAAATTTTATGTGCGAATTGGTCCGCATAGATAAATTGGCTGAAATTAAAGAAAATTATAATATTATTAATAAAAACACGCCACTACCAGAATTAAGTGAAAATATTGATATGAACGCACATACACTTATTTTTAGACATTTTGAAGATACCTATCCGAATATATGGAAACTTAAAATGAGAACCAAGAGACCCTATATTATTAAAAATGATTTTCAAGCTGCCATTAGTTTTATAATGGAACATTTACCCGATAAAGATTATAAACAAATCATCGAAATCATTGAAAATCATAATAAAAAATTGTCAACATGGACCACCGATCGATTTATATATGCGAATAATATTAATACCCGGACTCTGGCCAATTTAGATAATACAATTGCTATATGTAAGTCTACCGGTATGTATTTGGGTATTTATAATCATATTAATGAAGATTTTCATTATGAATGGGTTAAGTCGGTTATTGATACGGAGATGGGGTTTGCTTGGGCTATGAATAAATATAAATCCAAATCTACCCGAAAAAAAAAACAAATTCCGAAGAAAATCAAAATCGAAATATGGTCGAAATATATTGGCGACCATTATGGCCAATCAACATGTATGTGTTGCCGAAATACAATCATAACCCAAAATAAATTTGTAGGAGGTCATGTTAAATCGGAGTCTAATGGCGGTTTGGTTAATATGGATAATTTACGCCCGATATGTTCGGGTTGTAATTCCAGTATGGGTTCAACAAATATGGATGACTATATGCTCGAATATTATCCCGACAATATCTTAGGCGCATATTTTACGCAAAATTAAATTTAGCATACGATCCACTGTAGGAAAGTTTCCATTAGTTTTTTTATAGGATTTTATTAAATTATTAAAGTCTACATTGCGGTTTAAATAAAAATCAAGTATTTCATTGTTTATATAGTTTTTCTTTGATACATTTACAGTATGATGCATTTTATCGGCGGTTTTCTTAACAGCATTGATTATATTTTTTTTCAGTGTTAGTTCATTGTTAGTGTTTAATAAATAACCAAGAACCATCTGATTGGCAGCCCACGTTCGGAACATTTTGGGAACTAATTTAGAATTGTAGCGTTTAAGATAATTACTAATATGTTTTTCATTTACACGATATATTTCCTTGGTATGTTGGTCTTTATAATAAAAAATATAATCGAATCGGCCATACAACGTCATTAATTTCCGCATAATTTTTAATGCTAAGGGATGTGTTATTTTACCTTTATTTTCTATTGATTTTTTTCCTATAAAAGTTATATTGAAATGGGATTCATGTAGCATTATATGTTTGGAATTTAATGTAGTAACACCGTAGGTGTCATATAGTTTTTTATATTTTTCATTACCGATACGGAAATTACATCGGTCAATTAGGAATAATATCAATGCTATAACGCTATCCTTGGAAGGTATACTATCATTGGATTCTTTTAATTTTTTCATAATATCTATGCGAATAGATTTTAATTTTCTTCCAAAATGGATTAAATCGCAAAATTTAATTTCTTGTTGTTCCTCGATATATTTCGGATTATAGGTATATTGTTTGCGATCTTTATCGTCTCGTGAAATAGCCAACACTTTATCGTCCATATTGGAACTAATCATAACGTCTTCATAAGCAGGTGGTATATTTAGAGTCGCTATATGTTTTAATAATTTTTTACTTTTTATGACCTTACATGTTTTTTGATTCTTATAGTAAAATCCCTTTTTAGTGCGCCGTCGTGTTATGTCCATTATATAAAAAAAAGATAATAATTTATACATATTGAATTTTAATTTTAATTATAATTATACATATACATATACATATACATATACACAAATGATGATGATCATCTCATACTGGGTATTTATTTGCGGGCTCCATTTTCACGAATAAACTCTCTGAAAGATTTCTTGAAAAACCAACCATCTTTACTTGGCATCCAAAATCCACCATGGAAATATTTGGTTCCTGCTCTGGTATCTCCACCAGCATTCAGCAAATATCCCTTACCATATCGTTGGTAAGTTAGGTTAGCGAATAGTTCTTCTTCTTCTTCTTCTTCTTCCGTTTCTTCTTCTTCTTCTTCTTCTTCTTCCGTTGCTTCTTCTTCTGCTTCATCGACTTCTTCTGCTTCGCTACCGATATAGGTTGCTCCATGTTCAATCAATTCGTCCAGGACAGAATGATTGAATACCCAACCATCAAGTTTGACATTCCAATACCCAGTTGGGTTATGGAGGTATTTGATACCGTCGCGACTATCATTGTGGTAAACACACCACATAAGCAAACCGTTACCATATTCTTTAAATTCCATATCTGTAAATCGTAGCGTTTCATCATTTTCCTTTTCCTTTACATATACCGCTCCTTGGTTAATCAGATCATCCAGAACGGATGAACTATATGTCCATCCTTTCAGTTTTGGATTCCAATAACCCTTAGGGTTCTTCATATATTTAGCGCCTTTAAATTGTGTATCAGCTTCATCACATGTCATCAGCAAACCCTTACCATGGTTAACAAGTGTCATACATGAAAAACGTTCGTCATAATTAATAAACTTTGTAGTAATTGTTTCCTCTTTAATATCAACGGCCCCTGAATCTACCAGAAATCCATAGAAGGACTTCGTGAAAAACCAAGCATCATGTTTGGGCATCCAGAACCCACCATGAAAATATTTGGTTCCAACGCGTTCATCGCCATTATATGGACGCAACAAATAACCTTTACCATGACTTTCAATTGTCATTCCGTAGAAATCAGGAGATGTAGATGTCGATGTAGCTGTAGATGTAGATTCATATACTTCGAATACCATAGATTTGGATTCATGTTGAAGAATTGTAAGTAGATTTAGTGCTTGTTCCTTAGACGTAAATTGGTCTGATTGGAGAACGAAGGCACCATTTACGAAAGCATTGACGGAATACATTGTTGAAGACATTATTATAATTATAGTTTTGTTGTTTGGTTATATTTATACTGTATTAATAATTATATAAATTCAATTTTTTTTTAATATATATATATAATTGAATATATATATAATTGAATATATATATATATATATATATTTGAATATTATTAAATAGTTGTTTTATCTACTTAATACTTAGGGTGTATGTGACCATAGATTTAGATTTAGAATCATAATAGTAAAAAAATTGAATTCAATTCAATTCAATTTAATTCAATTTAATTCAATTTAATAACATACATTTTATTACATATTACGTATCATGGAAGTTCAACGGATACCCCCTACAGCGGTTGTAGTGTTGGAGGCGCGTGGAGACATGGTAGACATTGTAAATCTGACATATATATTTAGGGCAGTTTATTGGGGTAATGTAGTTCAAACTATTTCTATTGAAAAAAATAAAACCTTAGTATTTATGAAAAATATATCGCCAATTATTCTTCGGGAACTTAAGCGACATCCAATTGTTCTTGAACATCATAATGTATCATGGAATATTTATTTAATACACGAATTATGAAGATTTAATGATAGACGACGAGTATTTTGCGTTCAACCAAATTACCGATATATTATATGTGAATTATTATAGATTTAATAATAACGTATAATACTCATTTAACATCTGTAGTGCGATGGGCGTCTTATTATATTCATTCAATATATCCACCGTTAAATGTTCTCTGGTAAATGGATTATAATTATTTTTTATTAAATGACGATAGATGGTATATTTATCGATGATGATATTATTGGTTAGGCATATGGGCTCAGTTATCATGGTTAATGATAACGGGTCAATGCGTGAATCGTCGATATCTTCTTCTTTATATTTTCTAAAAATGATATTTTCTATAAATACATTTAAAAACATTGGATTTGTAAATGTTGTACATATACTCTTCCAACCGACAGCATCAAATTCAATTATATCTTTAATATAGACATTAGATAGTGTATAATATTCATATTCCAATAAATTATAGATAAATCGTTCTATAAAATGTAAAAATATATCTTTAAAATTAAACATGCCCATAATATTTTGTGGTGGTAAATCCATATTCATATTTAATAAAAAAGTCTTTTCGCAAAACTCGTGGACCGTAAGAGTATAATACCATATAGGACTGACAAATAGATTCATAATAGTATTCAATAATTCAATAAATATGTTTCGGTTTTCATAGGATAATAATAATTTATAGTCGTCATTAATATTATATAGCAGTAGTATGTTATTACATATGTTTATATAGTTTATAGTTAATTGCTCTTTTATATGTATATTGAAAATGGAGACACTATTATATGTTTTATAAATATTTTTGATTTTATTTAATATAAATGCGGTATTTAATAATGAATAATGGGTAATAATATTGCGTATGGGTTTAAATGCCGTGATATAGGGTTTGTCATGTAAACTATATACTTTATTAATGATTTTAACCAAATCCATATTATATTTATTATCGTCGTCATCCACCTCATCATCCACCTCATCATCAACATCCTCTTGACGAATCATTATCTTATCAAATATATGAAATAAATTGCGTATCCATTTCTTACGATTGGATTTCATATTGTTTATAATTAATTCTTGATTATAATTAAAATAGCGTTTCTTATAAAAGAGATGATGGGTTAATAGGGTGATAGATTGTTCTATTAAATATATACTAACTATATTATAATTTTTATTAAATATATTACATATTAAATTTATAGTAGTTGTATCCAACATATCGACCATTTTGTTATGTTGTTTATAGGTTATATAATTCAATATGAATTCTTCATCGGTATAATCGTCGTTTATTACATATGAATTTATTGTATTATGAAAAAGGAGATTGATTTCACTCACCAAACATAGATGATTTATATTATTTAATAATTTAATACGCTTTTCTAATACAATTTTATTATTGTTTAAAAATAGGGATGGTTTTTTCTCGATCATTTTAATTATACTCACCAATTCAATTTGTCGTAATTCTAATTCTTCAATATAATCAATGACACTGTATTCCAATAATTTAAATGATAGTAATTCAAGTTCCGGTATGTTAGGATAACGATTATGTAATGCTATTATAAATATCGTATATAATATACTTTTTCTTTCCGGTTCATCTGTTATATAATGTATTTCTTCTAAATTATAAATAATCGAATAAAGCGATGATTTATTAAAATAGCGCTCGGAATATATTTCTATTAGTTCAATAGTGGCATTACGTGTTAACAAATTATTTAATAATGGTTCAAACAACTCAACAATAGAATTGATATTACTATATAGTAATTGTGTATGTTTCGTAAAAAAAGTATTTAATATATTTCGAGTATTGTTCGGATTTAATATTACTTCAATAAATAATAATACTTTTAATAATGGAGTGCCAATAATTAGTTTAATTAAAATGATCTTATGATTAATGGACCGGTAATGACGACTATAATAATTAATAAATGGAATCATAATATGCTTGATTTGATCGATATCATACATTGTTGTGATGATATCCAAGTTCTTATTATTTATATCATTGGCATTTTGTATGATATATTCCGAAAGATATTTTAATCCATTACTTGTCTGTAAATGTTCATATAATCCATTTTTTAAATTATCGCTATCTATGGCAATATTCATTATTCATAAAAAATCAATTATGTCGTTTATATTTTTTAATATATATGTTCTTAAATATATATTCAAATATTTTCTAATGTTTGGTATAATTTTGGCAGCAGGTAAAGGAACGCGAATGAATTCTACATTATCCAAGGTATTACATACTGTAAATGATATACCCATGGTTCTTATTACTACCAGGAAATTATTATCCATTGGTTCTATTAAACGTATATTGATTGTAGTAGGTGACAATAAAAATGAAATTGAAAATTTAATGATAGAAAACTTATCCATTATGGATTATAATAAATTAGTTTTTGTATTCCAAAAAGAACGACTTGGAACGGGCCATGCTGTTATGGTATGTTCCGAATATCTCGAACAACATATGGACGAAAAATCCATAATATTATTTGGTGACTTACCATTAATTGAAACCGCAACTATAAAAAATATTATTAATGAAAATGCCACAAATGATTGTGTGTTGGCCATATCTAATAGTGTAGACCCAACTGGATGCGGACGCATTATATTAGATAATAATGGAATCATACGTGGTTCTATTGAAGAAAAAGATTGTACGGCTACCCAACGAACTATTAAATTAATAAATGCTGGCATCTATAGTATTAATAATGAATTAATAGTTAAATATATAAATAAAATAACAAATAATAACGCACAAGGCGAATATTATCTACCAGATATTCTTCATATCCTTTTAGATAATAATTATGATATAACCCCATATTATATTACTAATAATCGCGAGATTTTGAATGTAAATACGCCAGAACAATTGGAACGGGCCAATAAAGTTTCTACATAATCCTTATCGAAGAGCATTTAATCTACGTTGGAAAGAGTTGTAAACAACATTTGTGGGACTTTGTTTTGGTTTTCGCGCTCGTGATCGCGACCGCGATTGTGATCGAGATTTTGGTGGAGATTGTGATCGTGAACTTGATTTTTTATATCCACTGACATTATTTGCGGACACCATCACAAATTCATTATTGGAGGAAGCTTCCGCTTTTCGGCGAGCTTCCGCTTTTCGGCGAGCAGTTCCAGTATTTTTATGGTAGTTTTGTCTCTTTGTTTGTTTAGCTTTACTAACGTTTTTCCGAGCCATATTTAATAATTTCCGTGATATCGGACGCGGTGACACGCGTTTTCCTGGTGTATTAAACGCAGTCGCTTCATTTAAATATTTTAAAATCATTATCACCTTCATGTGTACATCGCGTGTAGTGTTATAATTATCAATTTGTGTGGCTATCCCAGCTTTTTCTAATTTAGCGATATTTTTTTTTATACAAGAATGTTTATCTGACACCTTTTTACTGGCGTAGTTTCCACAATCGTTTTTCAATAATCCAAGAAATATGGCTCTGGTTGTTTTGATACTCATTATGCTATATAATAATATAATTATATGCCATTATATGCCATTATATGCCATTATATGCCATTATATGCCATTATATGCCATTATATGCCATTATATGCCATTATATGCCATTATATGCCATTATATGCCATTATATGCCAATTAAGGCCAATATATAAACGATGCGATATATATAACATATATATGGTGGTATTAATTTGTTTTTATTTATTTAGTTATTATAATGACACAAATTAATAGTGAAAAGTTAAAAAATAAAAAATATAATTTGGTATATATGGCCAAACCGCCATATGGAGGATGGGTATCATTCACCGCACATTTAAGTCGTAAATTTAATTATCCATTATTTAAAATTGGTAATAATACGGAATCTAAAACGCGACCCTATGGATATGGTGTGGATTATCAAAATGTAACTATCGCGGATATTCTTAAAAAAGGTAAGATTTTAATAACAGCTGTCGATAAAAAATTCTATCCTTATTTAGAACAAATTAAAAAGGCGACCATTGTTATACATGACCCAACGGAATTAAAACCTGATGTTATCGAATTTATAAAAAAGGATGGAGTGAATGTAATTACTATTAGAAAAACGGTTAAAAAATTACTAAAGGAAAAACATAATATACATAGCAAATTCTTATACCATCCATTCTATAGTTTTGATATAAAAACAAAAAAAAAAACTCAAGCGGTTTCAATTTCAAGAGTCGACTTTGATAAACATACTGATATTATTCTAAAAGCTAATAAAAAACTAAAGAATCCAGTAAAAATTTATGGGGCACTGAACGATTTATATGTATATCATGGTGGATTAAAACAATTAGGTTTTGATAAATATTATAAAGGTAAATTTGAGAAAACATTTGAATCTATCGGCCATATTCTGGAAGATTCTAAATTTGTAGTAGACATGTCGGCCATAAAAAATGATGGTGGTGGAAGCCAGTATACATTTTTAGAAGCAATTCATTGTGAATGCGCCTTAGTATTAAATAAAAAATGGGTTGAAGGCACCAATAGTCCATTTAAAGATAAAATTAATTGTTTTGTAGTTGAAAATGAGGATGAACTAATAAAACTTCTAAATTCGAATCCTAAGATTGATACCATCGTAAAAAACGCAAAAAAAATGCTATCAGCTCATATAAATGTTAAGTGGTAAACAGTTATACATATCCCATTAGATATATATATATATATATATAGATATATATATATATAGCATAGTCGCTACACCACAAAAAAATTGAATATATGATTATGTAATATGGCAGAATACATACAAAACAAACACACCACAACACCACTCAACGACTAACTAACAACAACAACGACAACATTAACAATGGCGCTTATCATTGAATCTCCCGCTAAGAGTAATAAGTTCTACAGGGGAACAGGGCTGGTATTACGGTGCACAACATCTCCTATAGTGAGAACGCGAGCCTGTAGAAGTAATGGTGGTATCACATTTGAAGAATTAAATAATGTTCTTCAAAATTGGGATGAACATGCCCCATATTATAAGCCGGTTATACCGACCCGTTTCACTATCCCAATCCCGGTTGATAAATATGATGATTATTTACCATGTATGGTTACTAAATCTGAAGTGAAGGGCGACTTTAGTATAATTCAACTGGCAAAAGAGATCGGTGAAAATGGGGTAGGGGAATGGATTAAATATGTATTATATAATCGTCATACGGAGCGATTTATTCTTAGAAGTTGTGTAAAATACACTGCTCCTGATGAAAATAGTATGCTAATCGCATCCAAGTCCTTTGGTAAATGTCTCCCATCTCATGATCCGAATTGGTTAGTAAATGAAACTAATCTCGCCAGCGATAAAGAATTTTGGAAACAGTTGAAATTAAATTTAGCCATATGATTAAAGATAATAACCCGATAAAAAAATAAAAATAGATTACCATAAATATGTTAATGTTTAACTCTTATTTGACATAGACTTAAATAAGGGTATTTTAATACCCGAATTGTTATTAATTTTATTTATTGTAATACCATAATTGTCAAGTAAAAATTTATGTAAATGGACACTAAATTGTTTAATAATATCATTTTCATTAGACCAATTAATACCAACCTTAAACGTTTCTTTTTTAGAATTCCAATAATCGTTGGAGTTTGTTACATCCCACCCGATGGTTATTATATTTTTCGGTTTTAAAAATAAACATAGTGGGATTGCCAATTCCATCATTACATGACCCCACCCAGTATATATTTTATTATCTTTATTTTTATTTTTAAACTCTATATCTTTTATATTTCGAGCAACATTATCCATATAATTTTCTTTCCAATTTATGGATATCATAAAATCGACTTTTTTTATTAATTTTGGTATCTCTCCAGCATCTAAACCAATAAATAATGGTTTGTGTTTATCTATTAAATCGTGATTTATTCTATTTGCTGCTCCAATAAAATTAGTTACTAAAAAGTCTGGAATAATATTATGTTTACATAATAAATTAATACAATTTTTAACAGCAATGACATAACAATCATCCCATACATAGTTTGGGATATCGGTTTTTTTAAAGTTTTTTAATGTTGGACCAGCTGAAAAAACTAAAATATATTTTTTTTTTCCTTTATATTTGTTTAATGTTTTTTTAAATTTACGGTAATCTGTTTTCGTATTATGGTCATTATCAAAATATTCGTTTATACTATTTTTTTTTATTAACATGTAAATCGTGACCAATAGTATTATAATTATAATTTGTTTCATTAAATTAAAGTAATATTTTTATATTATTCATATTTTTAATATTTTTTTCATAATATTGTGATTCCCATTTAGTACAATGACCGCCGTCTTTTTTATTATGAAATGTATAGCCAATTAGATAAATGTGATTTATATTTATATTTTTTAAGTGTAATAAGTATATTAAAAAATTAAATCCCGTAGTCCAACTATATGGACATTTTTTCGGATATTTTAATTTATCAAATGTGTGGGTTAACATTATATAATTGGAAGGTAAATTCAAATATTTTTTATTACCAATATATAAATCTTTAGTAAATTCATTTATATTAATATTTTCATGTTTACGGGATGGAATAGCATGCGTAAACGCATTGATAATATTTTTATTATAAGTGTGTTTATCATAACCGAAAAATCCCTTCTTATATTTTCTATAAATCATAATATCAGTACGACCATTACCGTAATTTTTAATAATTGGTTTATATCCATTAAACCTTACTACTAATGAATTACTTGGATCATAATTATTTAAAAATTGGTTGGTTTTGTTAGATAAATTTGGATTATTAGCAATTAAAAATATTGTTTTATTCTTGAAAATATCTAATGTAAATATATTTCTAAATTTTGTTTTATTCATTTTCATTTGTCTAAATGATTCGTTTATACTATTTTTTTTTATTAACATGTAAATCAGGACCAATAGTATTATAATTATAATTTGTTTCATTAAATTAAAGTAATATTTTATATTGCGTGTTTATTTAAACTATAAAACATATTATTATATTAATGTTTGAGTTATTAAAAAATAAGTTTTTTATTATGGCTGGTCCAAATGTTATAGAATCCGAAGAACATGTATTAACAATGGCAAGAGAATTAAAAGAAATATTCGGTAAATATAATATAAACTTTATATTCAAAACATCCATTGATAAGGCGAATCGTAGTTCATTAAATTCATATCGTGGGCTTGGATTTGAAGAAGGATTACGAATTTTAAAAAAAGTTAAAAGTGAATTAAATATTCCTATTATAACCGATGTTCATGAAAGTTGGCAAGCCAAGCCAATAGCAGAAGTCGCCGATATTATACAAGTTCCAGCATTTTTGTGTAGACAAACCGATTTATTAAAAGCGGTGGCGGAAACTGGTAAAATTATTCATGTTAAAAAAGGACAATTTTGTTCTGCTGACCAAATGCATAAATGTAAAGAAAAAATAATAGCATTTGGTAATCCCAATGTTATATTATGTGAGCGCGGAAATAGTTTTGGATATCAAGATTTAGTGGTTGATCCGAGAAATTTGATATGGCTTAAATCCGACACTAATTTAGTTTCAATGGATATTACCCATTGTTTACAACAACCATCACAAAAACAAGCGGACGGAACAGTTAAATGTGGTGGATATAGAGATTTGATTCCATATATGGGAAAAATGGCAATTGCGTTAGGAGTTAATGGTATATTTATGGAAGTTCACGATAATCCGGATGAAAGTAAATGTGACGCCCCTACCCAATGGCCACTTGATAAATTGGAATGGTTATTAGATTATTTAGAAATAAATAAAAAAAAATATGCGGTAAATTATAATTCTTCGACAATAAATACGAAAGCATTATTAGGAACTATTGAATCGGATGTTAGTGGATTTAATGGTAATTTTGAAAAAGAAACGGTTAGAGGCTATAAAATAATATCAAAATTATTAGAATTACCATTTAATACTGTATTAGATATAGGAGCGGGCGCATTGGAACATAGTAAAATATTTATGGAAAATACTAAAATCGTAGATATATGTGATTATGGAAATAGTGTTTATTATCGTCAACATAATAATGAAGTCTCTAAAAAAATAAGAAATGTGTATATCGGCGATTTTAACAATATAGAAATTAATACGAAATACGATGCTATTTGGTGCAGTCATATTTTAGAACATCAACTAAACGTAAATTTATTTTTAAAAAAAATTCACAGTTTATTAAATGAGGGTGGTTATTTAGCCATTATTGTCCCCCCGAGAAAGCCTTTTATTGTTGGTGGTCATGTCAGTATTTGGAACGCCGGACTTGTATTATACAATTTAATATTGGCCGGGTTTGATTGTAGTGAATATTGTGAAATATTGCAATATGATTATAATATTGGTATAATTATAAAGAAAAAAACCATAAAAGAATTACCAAAGGATTTATCAATGGATAAAGGTGATATTGAAAAATTGTCGCGTTATTTTCCATTTGATGCTAAACACGATTTTAATGGGGATATTATGGAGTTAAATAATGATTACAAAATATGATTCTCATTTATAAATTTATCTTCAAAATTATTATTTATAAATTTAATCATTTTATTATAAAAATATTTTTGTGTCAGGTTTAAGTTTGAATTTTTATTAATTTTCCAATATTTTTGATTAGGACCACCAAAATGAAAAAATGTAATATCTTTATAGTTTTTTATTTCATTATAATAAATAATATGAAACTCTGGATTAAACATTTTTATATATTTTTCATTATAAATTTGGTATAATGTAAATAAACTATCATCCCCCATTCTTTTAGCACCGATTTCTATTGATTTATTATAATAATAAACTATTTTTTCATAAAAGTTTATGTTTGATAAACCTTTAACATTATAAATTTTTACTCCACTATTTTGTTTATATTGATTTATATTACCATCTCCAAATTCATTTTTTATTTTATTATAATCTTTCATAATTGGATAAAAATTTTTAATTAACATAGTTTTGGAAAAATTACATCCAATATATTTTATATTTTCAAAATCTATATTTAACTTTTTATTTGTATATATATCTGGTTCAATTTGAATAATATAATCATATTCTGGTAGTAATTTATAAACATAAAAATGATAAAAACATTCAATAGGATATTTTTGATTTTTTATACCTATAAATTTATTATTTAAATCAACTTCTTTTACCATAATATTAAAAGAAGCACATAATAATTCCATATTGTTATCATGTCTTGTACATATTATTATTTTTTTGCAATCTTTATTATAACTATAAAATAGTTCAAGCGCCACTATAGCTTTCGGTATATATTTATTATCACAACAAATTATTACAGCTTTTTTATATTTACCAACATTATAATAAGTTTTATAATTCTCCAATAATATATTTTTTCTATCCTCTGGAATGAATGGACATATTTTTAATAATTTTACTGCTAAATTATTTAATTTTTCATAATCTACTCTAATATAATTTTCCAACGTATTTACATCATAATATTTTTTTACATCATATTTTACATTAATTGATTCAAAAAAATCATTGAACTTAAATTCTCCTCCAACAACATTAGAAGAAAATTCTAAAAATATTGTTTTTTTTTATATTGGTTCATTATACAATAATAATATTATTATTAGTATTAGTAGTATTATTATTTAAAATGAATTTCAGTTCTATATATATTTTCAGATTTTTTGAAATCTTCAAAGTTCTCTACTCTATTTTTATATAATGGATTTTTAGGATTATGTTTTCTTGATGCTTGCCAATGTGATATTACTCTATCAATATTTTGATAATCTCTTCTATCAAAAATACTACAATATTCTTTTGGTAATTTATATTCATGTTCTTTATATTTTTTATTTATTACTTTTCCGAGTGTTACTTGATCAAAAACATTACTATTTTTATTATTTTCATTTATCCAATCATTTATAATATTTCTTGAAATTTTATTATTTTTAAAAAATAATGTCCCTGAAGCAAATTCGTTACCACCTACATAATGAACAGCAAAAGTTTTATTAATACTAATAAATAAATCTGGTTTTTTTTCTATAATTGCATCTGCATCAACCCATACTACATTTTTATTAGGATATTCATTTAAAACTTTTAATAATATATATGGTTTTTGTTGACAAATTTTAGTCCATTTGTCTCCATTACTATTTATTTCAACTACATAATATGGTAAATTAAACTTTTTTAACGATTTAATTAATTTATCACAATATTCACCATATCCATTATCTCCCGTATAAAAATTAACAAATATAGGATAATCGGATTTAAATATTTTTTTTTTTATATTTGTAATTTGGTATCCATTAATAGAATTATTATTAAATAATTCAATCTTATTTTTAGATACCATAATTAGTAATAAAATGATAATTATTATTAACCTAATTATCATTTTAAATTTAATATACATATATAATATGAATATTTATTTATTTATTCCCGCCAGATATAATTCTACCAGATTGCCTGGGAAACCTTTATTAAAAATTAATAATAAAACTATTATTAATCATGTTTATAATAATGTTATTAAAATTAAAAATATAGATAATATTTGTATTTTAACTGATGATGAAAGAATAAAAAAAGAATGTAATAATTTTGGAGGAAATTGTGAAATAATTACCGATGAATGTTTAAATGGAACTGATCGAATTATTAAATATTTACAAAAAAACAATATAAATGATGGAATAATAGTTAATGTTCAAGGCGACGAGCCATTTATAAATCATGAAAATATAGAAAAAGCACTTGACAATTTTATTATAAGAAAAAAGATAGATAATAAACTGGTATGTTCTTCTTTATATTATGAAACCCAAAATATAAATGAAATAACTTCACGTTCTCGTGGAAAAACCATATTAGACAAACAAAATAATGTAATGTATTGTTCTCGTAATGTTATACCATCATCCAAAAATGAAAATGTAATAACAAATTATAACTATAAAATTCATGTAGGTATATTTGTATTTGATTGTGATTACTTATTGAATTATTATAATAAAGAAAATACGGAAATACAGTTATGTGAAGATATAGAATGGATGAAAATTTTAGAACAAGGATTTAAAATGAATTGCGTAAAAATAGATAATCATGAAATCGGCGTCGATACCATAGAAGACTATAATTATTTAAAAAAAAAATATGAAAATTAAAGTTTTATAATACCTATTATTTTTTTTTTTTCTAATACAGGAAAATAATTTTTTTTTTTACAATCATTAACGTACTTATTGATATCAGTTTCATAATAAAAA